ATCATGGTTCATTCCACCGGCGCCAATAACCCATATCTTAAACGGTATGTTGGCCCCGATGATGGATTGCTCGGTAAAAACCAATATAACAACTACTGGAATCAAGATAGGCCAGATGGAAGGCAAGTTTGTCCTCATGCTTTTATAGGGAAGCTGGCTGATGGTTCTATTGCTACTTACCAAACCCTGCCTTGGAATCATCGGGGCTGGCATGCAGGCGGAGATGCGAATAATTCTCATATTGGTTTTGAAATCTGCGAGGATAATTTGACTGATGCTTCCTATTTTAATGCTGTTTATCAGGAAGCTGTAGAGCTTTGTGTTTATCTTTGCAGGCTTTATAACCTAACTGAAAAGAATATCATCGGCCACTACGAAGGCTATAAGCTTGGCATAGCAAGCAATCATGCTGATCCAAAAAACTGGTTTCCTATGCATGGTAAGAGTATGGACACCTTCCGAGCGGATGTAAAGAAACCTCTTAATATGACTGCAGCCTCTCCCCCACCTCCCCCTCCTCCTTTATCCACGGAATCAAAAAAGCTATACAGAGTTCAAGTAGGGGCATATTCGGTTAAAGCGAATGCAGATGCCATGCTCGCAAGGGTAAAGGCAGCAGGCTTCAAGGATGCCTTCATTAAAACAGAATAAAATCTTTACGAAAACTATCATGCCCATCGAGCCGAATTCCCTGCTCGGTGGGCTATCTTTTATTTAGGGGGTTAAATTTTTCGGCTTTAAGTAGAAGGAAAAATAAAGGTTCCTTAATTCCTATCTGCTTCCTATGGCTTTTAGGAGAAAGGGCGGATTTCCTTCAGATTGGAGGAGCCGAAATGACAGATACACAAAGAGCGCAGATAAAGGAACTGCGCCTTGCCGGATACGGCTATAAGAAAATCGCCCAGGCGCTTTCTCTTTCCGTAAATACGGTCAAATCCTATTGCAGAAAGAACAACCTGGCAGGTGTGATGGCAGGTAAACCCTCCTCTGCTGATGGAAAGACCTACTGTAAACAATGTGGCAAAGAACTGTTACAAAAACCAAATCAAAAGACCTTGTTGTTCTGCTGCGGCGAGTGTAGGCAGACCTGGTGGAACGCTCACCCGGAGATGGTAAACAAAAAAGCTATCTATTCTTACCTCTGTCCTCTTTGCGGTAAAGCATTCACGGCCTACGGTAATTCCCACAGAAAATATTGCTCTCACTCCTGCTACATCGCAGATCGCTTTGGAGGTGAGTGCCATGAGTGAAGAAATGTTTAATGCCGAAAAGCTATACCGGGCAACAATGACGATAGCAAAATCCATGCTAACAAAAGGCCTCATCACCGCCGAAGAATACACCATAATTGATACAAAAATGTTAGAAAAATATCGCCCAATATTCGGCACGTTATTAGCCCACACTTCCTTGACTTTATAGGCTTTTAGAGTGATGTATTGTATCAGAAAGGAAGTGATTATATGCGAAAAGTCAGCAAATTAGAAGCCAAGCCGCCACAATTGCCGGAGCGAAAAAAGGTCGCTGCCTATGCGAGAGTTTCGGAAGAAAAAGGCCGTACCCTTCATTCCCTATCCGCACAGATTAGCTTTTACAGTTCTTATATCCAAAAGCATCGTGAATGGCAATACGCAGGCGTTTATGCAGACGAGGGCATTTCCGGCACGACCGATAATCGTGCTGAGTTTAGAAGAATGCTTGAAAATTGTGAGCAAGGCAAAATTGACATCATCCTCACAAAATCCATTTCACGCTTTGCCCGTAATACGGTGGATTTACTTGAAACAGTCAGACATCTAAAAGAGCTTGGAATTGAGGTCCGGTTTGAAAAGGAAGGCATCAATTCTTTAAGCGAGGACGGCGAGCTTATGCTAACATTGCTTGCATCCTTTGCTCAGGAAGAAAGCCGCTCCACCAGTGAGAATGTGAAATGGGCGATTCGCAAAGGGTTTGAACAAGGAAAAACAAATTCCTTCTGCATATACGGCTATCGATGGGATGGCGAACAGTTCAATATCGTGCCGGAGGAAGCTGAGGTCATACGGCTCATATACGATAATTTTCTAAAAGGGCTGTCAGCCGAGCAAACGGAAATGCAACTGAAAGAAATGGGCATCAAATCATACACAGGTGGCCATTTTTCCAACACCTCGATCAGAGCCATCCTGCGGCAGGAGCGCTATACGGGTAATATGCTCCTTCAAAAAACCTATATTGAAAACCATATTACCCACAAAAGCAAAATTAACCGCGGCGAATTACCTATGTACTATGCGGAGAACACGCACCCAGCCATTATCGACTTAGAGATTTTTGAAAAAGTGCAAGCTGAAATCGCACGGCGCAAAGAGTTAGGGGTTTTTGCAAATTGGTCGATTAACACCACCTGCTTTACAAGCAAGGTAAAGTGCGGCAACTGTGGTGTTAGCTACCGGCGAAGCGGTAAACGGCAACGCAAGAAGTCAAGCCAAGTCTATTATATTTGGACCTGTCAAACCAAAGACCGCAAGGGCGTATCCGCATGTGGAGCTAAAAATATCCCTGAAAGAATACTGCAAAAGGTTTGTGCCCAGGTGCTTGGCTTAGAGGAATTTGACGAGGATGTGTTCCTGGATAGAATCGAAAAAATCGTGGTAAATGGCAAAGACGAGCTTATCTTTCATTTCTATGATGGAAAGGTCATTACTCAGCATTGGGAATCTACTGCGAGAAAGGATTGGTGGACACCAGAGGCCCGTGCAGCAAAATCCGCCTACAGCAAAAAGCATCCTCGCAGTTCTGGAACAATTACCTGCTTCACCAGCAAGATAAGCTGCGGTAAATGCGGCCAAAATTTACGCAGGAACACCAGCACTCGTGTAAGCGGAGAAAAGGCCCGTCACTGGCGCTGCCCACCACGCACCGATTGCGGACATAATGGTTTGGAAGAAAACCTGCTGAAAACCATCTCAGCGGATGCCCTTGGCATCAACGAATTCGATGAAGCGGCATTCACCGATAAGGTTGAGCGCATTACAGTAGTTTCCAATGAGGTGTTGATTTTCCGCCTCAAGGATGGTAGCGATGTTACTCGTCAGTGGCATTTTAAACGCCGGCAGCCGGCATGGTCAGAAGAACGAAAACAGCGTCAAAGCAAGAAAATGATACAGGTATGGAGGGATAAACATGAGCGGCGCGAAAACAGCTAGAAAAGTAACGACCATTCCTGCCACGATTAGCCGTTTCACAGCTGCTCCTATCAACGAGCAAAGAAAACGTCGTACAGCCGGATACGCCCGTGTTTCCACCGATAGTGAAGAACAGTTCACCAGCTATGAAGCGCAGGTTGATTACTATACCAAATACATCAAAAGCCGGGATGATTGGGAATTTGTTGATGTCTACACTGATGAAGGCATAAGCGCCACAAACACCAAACATCGGGAGGGATTCAAGCAGATGATTGCAGATGCCCTTGCCGGAAAGATTGACCTTATAGTCACCAAGTCGGTCAGCCGATTTGCCCGTAATACGGTAGACAGCCTTACTACAGTGCGTCAGCTAAAGGAAAAAGGGATTGAGATTTACTTTGAAAAGGAAAACATCTGGACACTGGATTCTAAGGGTGAACTGCTAATTACCATCATGTCCTCCCTTGCGCAGGAAGAAAGCCGCAGCATCTCAGAAAACGTAACCTGGGGTCAGAGAAAGCGATTCTCAGACGGCAAGGTCACCGTTCCCTTTGGGCATTTTCTCGGTTACGACCGGGGTGAGGACGGCAACCTTGTATTGAACGAAAAAGAAGCAGTCATCGTCAGACGCATTTTTGCCCTTTTCCTGGAGGGTTATTCACCCTATAAGATTGCAAAGACACTTACTGCGGATGGCATTCTTTCCCCCGGTAAAAAGCCAAAATGGAATGCGGCAACGGTCCGACGAATGCTCCAAAACGAAAAATACAAGGGCGATGCCCTTCTGCAAAAAAGTTATACTATTGATTTCCTCACCAAGAAAAAGAAACTTAACGAAGGCGAAATTCCACAATATTATGTGAAAAATAACCACGAGGCAATCATCGACCCTGCGGTGTTCGACATAGTTCAGATTGAACTGGAAAACCGCAGTCCAGGCCCTAACCGCCGAAGCGGGGTCAGCATATTTTCAAGTAGGATAAAATGCGGGCAGTGCGGTTCTTGGTATGGCTCAAAGGTATGGCACTCCACCAGCAAATACCGCCGCACCATTTACCAATGCAATCGCAAATACGATAGTGACAATCAATGCCGGACACCGCATCTTGACGAAGAAAGAATCAAAAAACTTTTCATATCTGCGGTCAATAAGCTGCTTTCCGAAAGAGATGAAATCCTAGGAAATTTTGAACTCATAAAGGCTACAGTTTTTGATACAACCGACCTGGAAAAAGAGCAAGCTGAACTGCAAAACGAACTCGAGGTTGTGGCTGGGATGATACAGCAAGCCATCGGTGAGAACGCACACTTCGCTCTGGACCAAGGAGAATACCAAGAGCGATACAACGGACTTGTTGACCGCTTTGACCTTGCTAAGGCTCGCCATACTGCGGTTACCGAAGAAATCACTGGTAAACAGACAAGGCTCAGTACGATTAATGCCTTCCTCTACACCCTCCGCAAACAAAATAACCTACTTACCGAATTTGACGAAAAGCTGTGGTGCAGCCTTGTGGACTACGCTACTGTTTATGATAAAGACGATGTACGGTTCACCTTTAAAGACGGTAAGGAAATTCAGGCATAATCATCTACTTAAACGAAATAAACGGATGCCCTGATTAAGAGTATCCGTTTATATTGTTAGTCTGTGTCTCTAAATAAATATTTTTCAAGAGTTTTTACTGATATTTTCCCGTCTTGAACATCCTGAAGAGTTTCATTTGCTGCTTCCTCACCAAATTCATCATAAATGCGGGAATAATCCTCAGCTGGAAGTATCGGGTGTGCATCATCGCCATACTTATCTTTAAACCAACCCATATTAGCGCCACCTCCTTAAAGTTAAAGACTCCCAGGAGCGGATTGCTCTAGTGGATCTTTAACTGATATTCTTAGTACCACGGATAAGCGTAGACCTCGAAATTATTTGTTATATACCCATCATCCGCTCCCCAAAGCGACAGTTCAAATGGAATCTTGCCGCCTGCAGAAACTTTGTCTGTATAGGTGGTTTCTCCAGCGAGTAGTTTACCGCTGTCATCACGGAACAATACGACTACGGCGACAGAGCTAATATCGAAATCATTGGGATTAGAGATCTCGCCAACAATCTTATCTTCACGTTTGGTCGGGTTTTCAACAGTCAGCGGTTCGCCTGCATTGTCGATTCTATCCGGTGAAACCCAATCACTATCGTCAGGCTGGACAATTTCAAAGTCAACGGTCGCTGGTTTGCTGTCAACACTTGGTCCTTGGAATGCGCTGTACCAGGTACTTCCCGGCAGAATTGATGAGCCTACAATATCATCTGTCCCCAGTATTGCGCCATCGGTATCTCGTGCAGTTAGCCGTACCTTTGGGAATTCGACCGCCCTCTCAGTGTTCGGGTTCTTCACTATAATGGCATACTGGATATAATATGTATTGTGCCCATCTTTAACTGCATAGCCGCTATCTACCAACTCAAGTGGAAGCAAGTCTTCAGCAGGAACTACCTTTTGAACCTGAATATTTACATCATCAGAACGCTTGAGTTCCACCGTTGTTGTGACACCCATCGCGGAAACAGAATAGCTAATGGTTCCATCTTTGTGAGTGAAAGTTTTTGTGTCATCCCCAGAAGCAAGCAAAGCAGTGTCAGTTCGGCTTTTATCATTGGCAGAATCCCACGAATACTCATTTGTTTCCGACGTAGGAGCGATATAAGTTCCAGCCCAATACAACGATGTGCTGTCATCATCACTTTTCCAATAAACCTCAATCGTACCGTCGGCAATCATTGCAATCTGATAGCTTGTGTCTGAGTTCGAGTTTGTCTGTTGCCAACCGCCTGATAGATCAAGCACAGTTGGTGCGGGAGTATTAGTGTTTCCACCACAGGCAGCAAGTGTGAGTGCTAGTGCGAGTACCAGCACAATTGTCAGTAACCGTTTCATTTTTTAGTTCCTCCTTAATACTGGTATATTTATGCAGCAGATCCGCTCAAAATTTCATGAGCGATTTTCTGCTTATTTGCTATTTCCAGTAGTTCCTCTGCTTTGAAAATAATCTCCAAGATTTTCTCGTCCCACTCAATGTTTGAGAAGGGATGTCCAGCCCATGTGGTTTTCCAAGTGTGTTCCCCAAGTAAGCGTCCCGCTTCTGTAAGAGAATAATCTCCGCAGGGCAGTTTCGTAGCTAATCCCGCTGCAACAATTCTCTTGTTAATTGCCTGTGCAGAACACCACACCTTGTTTCCTAACTCCGTAGCCGTCAACTTGTTTCCTGTAAGATTATCTATAATATCGCTGGGTAATACCGGAATAACTACTTCTTCAAGTATAGGCTTAATGTTTACGGTCGGGGTTGAAATAGAATTAGAGGATTTAAATATACCCTTGATGGAATCCCAATTTTTAATAACCAGAATTGTGCCAACAGCGGTCACGCCTAAAATAATCAGTTCTGTTTTGTGTTCTTTAACCCACGTGAGCAGGGACTTTTTTTCTTCCATGTAACTCATCTCTCTTTCCTTTATAATTTGATGTATTAATCTATCTCGTAAATGCTTGAATAGCCACCAAAGTGCGCAAGTGCTTCGGAAATAAACTTGCAGCCGTCTTTTCCGTAGTTTCTTTCTTGCATCACGGCGATGTCTCCTACAGTAAATGTTCGGACCACATGCCTCGCAAATTTCTGTGTTGTCATACTCTCAACAACTTCTGCTGGGAAAAAGTGCTCGCAATGATGTCTATATATTAGATTCGCAAGAGTTTGCACCACTGGATGTGAAATCCTCAATTCTTTACATTTTACGAGACCGTCATAATATTCATGAAGCATAAGAATAGCTTCCATGTCATAGCCATCCATCAATGCCTCTGCTTGCTGAACATCTGCCTCCGTCAATTCTGATTTATTAAGGATAGTTTCAGCCAAGTCCTGCAATGATGCCATTTGTGGATCTGTGTTTACATTCCAATATTCACGGGCTTGTTTAATAAAATCATCAAACCTTATACTGCCTATTTCCTTCGGTAATGGAAAAGACCCTGTTAGTTTCAGTGCTTTTGCAAAACCAATGTACTGCTCAATTTCAGTTCTTTTTCTCTCCAAATCAATGATTTTGTCACTGAGTGATGCTTGAAAATCAAAATCAGCGTTTTGGGTCATCTCGGCAATGTCATTTAATGAGTAACCAACGCCCTGTAGCAATCGGTAGCACCAAATTCTCTCAATGTCTTCATAGCTGTACTCACGATATTTATTGTCAGGATTTTGGAAAGTTGTTTTGTCCATTAAACCTTTCTCTTCGTAAATGCGTAACACTTTTCGGGTTACTCCGAGGTTTTTCTCCACCCAATTAACGGTATATTTCACAGCATCACCTCCCTTACATTTTCATTCTACAACATTGCCCCTGGGGCAAAGCAAGCCTTATTTCAAAAAAATTATAAATTATTTAGAAACTATACATTTATCCCTAAAAACAAAAATAGCCAGGTTAATCCCGGTTATAAACTAAACCCCCTTTTTTGAACCTTAACCCCCTTAGGAAGCCTTCAAAATAGGGTAATTAAATTGTATCGTTTTCGTAGTGATTATATCTATATATATCATTTTAATGCGGGAAGAATAATCATCACGGAGCAATTTCAAAGCTTCCAGGTTGTCCGCCTCTATGTAAATGTTTTTAGTAGTATCTTTATCCTGGCTGTCCCCGGGTAT